TTATTGTTGCAGGACACAGTTCAGCAGTAGCTACTGCAGAGCAAATCAACAAGACAGAGACTTACAGAGACCCTGATTCTTTTGCTGATATTGTTCGTGGTATGCATATGTATGGCAGAAAGATTCTTCGACCTGAAGCAATCGTAACTGCTAAATATAACGTAGCGTAAGGGAGATATAAATGGCAACTTTTGATTTAACCTCTAAAGATACCACTGGTGTATTTTCCGACTCTATCGTGGCTATGCCATCATCTAAGAATACTAACGTAATGAGAAATATTGAGGCTTACCTTGATATTGATGCGTTGGTAGCAGCAGGTGGCAGTTTCTCAGACGGAGACATCTTTCAGGTGTTAGAAATCCCTGCGAATACTTTTGTCTTGAATGCAGGTGCAGAAGTGATGAAAGCATTTACTTCAAGTTGTACTCTTGACATGGACTTCGCAGCAGGTGATGACATTATTGATGGTGCAGATATAACCTCTACAGGTTTTTGTGCAGCAGGAAGTAATGGTCAAACTAATACTGTTGTAGGAAGTGCAGCTTCAACTTACACTCAGTTTGTAACTACTACAGACACTATTGACTGTAAGATTGCAGGTGCTGCTCCGGCTACAGGAAGGCTCAGAGTCTATGCCACTGTTATTGATTTAGCAGGTCATGGCTTAGATGACAAGCCTGATGAGGTCGATAGAGACCAGTTAGCTTAAACTTTTTTCTAGGGGAGCAGGGCAACTTGCTCTCCTACACTTATAGGAATTATACATGGCAGAAAGTTACTTAACATATACTAATAAAGTTTTAGCAAGATTAAATGAAGTTCAATTAACTTCAAGTAACTTTTCTAGTGCTAGAGGGATACAGGTTCAAGCTCAAAATGCAGTTAATGAATCTATCCGATATATCAATCAAAAAGAATTTCAATACCCCTTTAATCATTCAACAAAAACAGAAACACTAGTTGGTGGAACTGTTAGGTATTCAATCCCAACAACAGCCAAAACTGTAGATTATAATACATTTAGATTAGTAAAAGATTCTGATTTAGGTGCTAGTGGTGGTAGACTGTATGTTATACAGTATAATGATTACATAAACAGTTATGTAACACAAGAGGATGAAATACAGACAACCACAACAAGCACAACACATACAGACAGTGTGACAACAATCACTGTTTCAAGCACAACAGGCTTTGATTCTTCTGGCACGTTGTTTATAGGCAACGAACAGGTGACATATACAGGAACAACATCCACTACATTTACAGGTGTTACAAGAGGTGCGAATGACACAACTGCTGCTTCTATAGCTAGTGGAGTTCAAGTTGCACAGTTTGAATCTGGTGGTGTGCCACAATATGTCGCTAGAACACCAGATAACAATTACTTATTATATCCTTTTCCTACAAAAGGTTTTACTTTAAAATATGACTTTTTTTCTTTCCCAACAGATATGTCTGCTCACGATGACACAACAACAATACCTGATAGGTTTGGAGCAGTAATAGTTGATGGTGCTACTGCTTTTGTTTATCAGTATAGAGGTGAGACTGCACAATATCAACTTAACTTTCAAAGATTTGAGCAGGGTATAAAGAATATGCAGACACTACTAGTAAATAGATTTGAATATGTAAGGTCTACATTTATACCAAAAGTAGGATACACAAGTAGTGCAGATTTAAGTATTAGGGTGAACTAAATGCCTGACGCTTCTCAAGTACAGCCTGTAGCATTTAACTGTGAAGGGGGATTGGTTCTCAATCGTTCTACCTTTATGATGAAACCGGGTGAAGCACTAGAGCTACAAAACTTTGAGCCTGACATAGAAGGTGGCTACAGAAGAATAAATGGATTTAGTAAATACGTATCTGCAGTAGTTCCTCAAACGTCAGACTCTACAGAAAAAGTTTTGATGGTTGCTACATTTGGTGATAAAGTTGTAGCAGCTAGAGGCACAAACATATTCACAGCAGATGCAGGGGGTTCATCTTGGACAACTGTAGATAGTGGTAGAACAAGTGCAGGTAAATATTCTTTTGAAAGATTTAACTTTGATGGTAATGATAAGTTAATCGTAGCAGATGGTAATAATGCACCAACAGTTTTTAACACATCATTTAGTGCAACGGATGTGTCTTCAGGTGGTGGTGGAGAAGTAAGCACTGCAGTGACAGGTGCTAAGTTTGTTGTGGCATTTAAAGAACATATGTTCTACGCAGGTATGTCAAGTGCTAAACAAGAGTTAGTATTTAGTGTGCCTTTTGATGAGGATAGTTTTGCTACTGCTAGTGGTGCAGGAAGTATTAAAGTTGATGATGAAATAACAGGTCTTAAAGTTTTCCGTGAAGACTTATTTATATTTTGTCAGAATAGAATATTTAAATTATCAGGAACGTCAACAAGTAACTTTGCAATAACTGCAGTAACAAGAGATATAGGATGTATCAACGGAGATACAATCCAAGAATTTGCAGGTGACTTAATCTTCTTAGGACCTGATGGTTTACGTACAATTGCAGGTACTGCAAGAATTGGTGACGTTGAATTAGGAACTATAAGCTCTAATGTACAGAGTTTATTTGATGCTAATTTATCTAGTGCATCAGAGTTTGATTCAATAGTTATACCTGACAAGACACAATATAGAATATTTTTTACAAAAGCTAATACAGCAGAAAACGCAACTAAAGGTGTCATCTGTGTATTGAAAGGACAAACTTTTGAGTTTGCAGAAATAAGAGGCATCAAACCTGCATCAACAGACACATTTGTATCTGCAGGAAATGTTATAGTTTTACATGGTGCATATAGTGGTGGCTATGTATATAGACAAGAGTCAGGTAACGACTTTGATGGAACATCTATACTAGGAAAATATAGAGGTCCTGACTTAACATTTGGTGATGCAGGTATAAGAAAACATATGCAACGTGTTATTATTAACTTTGCACCTGAATCAAGTATAGATGCAGATTTATTTTTACGATATGATTATGAATCTGCAGACTCATCAAGACCTGCAGCTTATGCCCTAGATTCACAAACAGTGGCTGCTTTATATGGAACAAGTACATATGGTGTTAGTTCGTCTGTTACAGGAACTTATGGTGGTGCATCGCAACCTTTGTTTAGACAATCTGTAGAGGGTTCAGGTTTTGCAGTCGCATTAAGAGTTAACGATGGTGGTTCTACTGCACCATACTCACTAAAAGGTTTTCAGTTAGAATATCAAGTAGGAGCAAGAAGATAAATGGGAGCTACATACACTAGACAATCATCTTATACTGACGGAGATGTGATAACTGCTGCTCATACCAATGATGAGTTTAATCAGTTATTAGCTGCCTTTGCATCAAGCACAGGACATACTCACGATGGTACAAGTGCAGAAGGTGGTCCTATTACCAAACTACTAGGTAACACACTTACCTTTGGTGCAGGAACTGCAGGAACAGATATAACAATAACATTTGATGGTGAGACATCTGATGGTGTTCTCAAATGGATGGAAGACGAGGATTATTTTGAATTTAGTGATGACATACTTATTGCTTCTACAGAGAAGCTACAGTTCAGAGATACAGCTATACACATCAGTTCCACCACGGATGGACAACTAGATTTAGTAGCAGATGGTGCAGTCGTAGTTGATACTGCAGGTGATATAACTTTAGATGCAGATGGTGGAGATATATTATTCAAGGATGGTGGCACGACATTTGGTAGTGCTACGAATACTAGTGGTAACTTAATAATTAAATCAGGCACTACAACTGCCATGACATTTGATGGTGCTAACGTAACTTTTGCAGGAACAGTAACAATAGGTTCTGCAGGTATATCTGAAGCAGAGTTAGAGATATTAGATGGTGCTACAGTTACTACAGACGAACTTAATGTTCTTGATGGCATAACTTCTACAGTAGCTGAATTAAATATAGTAGATGGTAATACTAGTGCAACATCAACCACAGTAGCAGACGCAGATAGAGTTGTACTAAACGACAACGGAACTATGGTTCAAGTAGCAGTAACAGATTTAGCTGCTTACTTTGATGATGAAATAACTGCAATGCCTAACCTTGTAACAGTAGGTACATTGAATAGTGGTTCTATTACATCAGGCTTTGGTAGCATTGATACAGGCTCATCAACTATAACAACCACAGGTTTGATAACAGGTGGTTCATTAGATATAGATGATGTTGTTATAAATGGTAGCACTATTGGTCACACAGATGATACAGACCTTATAACTGTAGCAAATGGCATAGTAACAGTAGCAGGTGAAATATCAGTAACTACACTAGACATTGGTGGAACTAACGTAACATCTACTGCTACAGAGTTAAATTTATTAGATGGTGTATCAGGATTAGTACAAGCTGACTTTACAAAACTAGCTGCAGTAGATGCAACAGCAACAGAACTAAACATTATGGATGGTGATACTTCAGCATCATCAACTACACTTGCAGATGCAGATAGAGTTGTAGTCAACGATGCAGGTACAATGAAGCAAGTTGCACTAACTGACTTTGAGACTTATTTTGAATCTGCACTAGATACATTATCAAATGTAACAACAGTAGGTGCATTAAACAGTGGTTCAATAACAAGTGGGTTTGGTGCGATAGATATAGGTTCTAGTAACTTAACTGCAACAGGCACTATATCTTTGGGTGCTACATCTTTTAATGACAATGCAATAACAAACGTAGGTGACATTGCACTTGACTCTATTAGTGCAGATGGAACAGACATTAACGTAGCAGTATCCGACAACTCAGGAACTGCATTTACAATTAAACAAGGCTCAGATGCTTATTTAATAGTAGACACAGGAAATAGTAGTGAGTCAGTATCTATCGGTACAGGTGTATCGGGAACTGCTATAACATTAGGACATAGCACATCTGAAGTAACTGTGGCAGATAACTTAACTGTTACAGGTGACCTTACAGTATCAGGCACAACAACTACAGTAAACTCAACAACTGTAAATCTAAACGACCACAATATTGTATTAGATAGTGGTAATAGCACAAGTGCAGTTATCAATGGTGCAGGTATTACAATAGAAGGTGGTTCAGGTGATGATGCTACATTTACATATAATACTACAGGACCTCAGTTTGAATTAAAGTTAGGTTCTAGCTTTGAAGACTTACAAATTGCCAAGTTGACTGCCACTGAATTAGACATATCAGGTGATGCAGATATTGATGGCACACTAGAAGCAGATGCTATAACAGTCAACGGAACTGCACTTAACACAGTTATTGCAGGTGTTACTGTAACAAACGCAACTAACTCTGCTCATGTATTAGTTACAGATAACGAAAGTACAAACGAAGAAAACTTAATTACCTTTGTGGAGGATGCTACATCTAGCACAGGTAATGTTGGTTTGGAGATGGATGGTAATTTAACATACAATCCAAGCACAGGAAGACTAACAGCTACACAATTAGCAGGTACACTTCAAACTGCTGCTCAGACTAATATTACATCACTTGGTACATTAAGTGCTCTCACAGTGGATAATATTGCTCTTAATGGTACAACTATAGGGCATACAGATGATACAGATTTAATAACACTAGCAGATGGTATAGCGACAGTTGCAGGAGAGATATCTGTAACCACTCTTGATATAGGTGGTACAAATGTCACTTCAACTGCAGCAGAATTAAACATCATGGATGGTGGTACATCTGCTTCTTCTACAACATTAGTAGATGCAGATAGAGTAGTAACAAATGACAATGGTACAATGAAACAAGTAGCATTGACAGATGTAAAAACATATTTAAGTAGTGCAGGTTTTACAACGGATGACCCAACTGCATTAGCGATTGCCCTCGGTTAATTTTACTTGACAAATTAGGCAAAACCGAGTATAATTATAAGGAAATAAAAAAATGGCAAATACATTCAAAGTAGTCACATTCGCTGCCGAGCCAAACAGTGCAGGTTCTCCGTATACAATATATACAGTTCCAAGTAGCACAACCACAGTGGTGATTGGACTAATACTTTCAAACATACATACTGCTCAAGTAACTACAGAAGTAGAGCTTGTATCTACTACATCAGGTGGGGGTAGGGCAGCAACCAACGGAACATCTTTCTTGGTCAAAGACGCACCTATACCTGTAGGTTCATCACTAGAACTATTAACAGGTGGTAAGGTCATACTTGAGACAGGAGACCTTCTAAGAGTAGACTGTTCTGTAGCAGATAAAATTTCAGGAACACTAAGCATAATGGAGATAACACCCTAATGGCATACATCGGTAATGACCCATCCAATAGATTTGTAGCACCTAAAGCAGCATCTGTATTTTCAGGTGATGGTTCTACAACTGCATTTACATTAGACCATGCAGTAGGCTCTGATGAGGATATACTTGTATCGGTGGATGGTGTTATACAAGAGCCATCTGTAGCATATGCAGTAAGCAACGGAACAACACTTACATTTACTGCTGCACCATCAAATAACTCTGGTAATAACATCTTTGTGTACTACTTGTTTAGAACAGTGGGTACAGTAAGCCACCCAAGTAATAATGCGTTGAGTGCAACGAGTGGCACATTCACTGGTGATTTAACAGTAGATACAAACACATTAATTGTGGATAGCACAAATAATTCAGTTGGTATTGGTGCATCTCCAGATAGTAACAGAGATTTACATATTAAAAGAACTGGTGCAAATGCAAGTATATTAATTGAAGAAACAAGTGCAGTAAATTACGCACAGTTTATTGAATTAAAAGACAGTTCAACATCATGGTTTTTAGCAAACAGATATGCAACATCAAATTCAGGAAATACTGGTTTTGGTATAGGCACAACCAATAGTGGTGATATGCTACAAATAGACACTAGTGGTCATGTAACCATGCCAAATCAATCTGCTTTCATGGTTAGGTCTAATCAAACTCAAAGTAATTTTACAACTGGTTCGTTTGTAACAGTAAACTTTCACTCTGAAAGATTTGACCAAAATTCAGATTTTGACAATACAAACATGGTATTTACTGCACCAGTAACAGGAAGATATCAATTTAATATACTTATAACTCCACTTGAGATGGATTCGGCTGCTAATTATTTTCAAGTCATATTTGATGCTAGTAATGTAGTTTTACAAGCAGGTCTTGTAGATAATGATACTGTCTTAAATAGTGATTCTGCTTATTTTATGTTTTCAGGAAGTAGTTTAATAGATATGGATGCAGGTGACACTTGCAAAATTAAAGTATATCAATCAGGAGGAACAGCACAATCTGATTTAGGAGACGGAAGTGC